TATGACAATTCAAGACTGGGCTTCCCTAATCGTAGCGATACTTACAATTGTATCATCAATCGCCTTTGGAATCAAGTGGCTTGTCAAACATTATCTCGTCGAACTTAAACCGAATTCTGGATCATCGATGAAAGACCAAATTTCAAGATTAGAAAGTGCTTTGAATGAACAAAAAATTGAGTCAGTTAAATCCAGAAATCGTCAAGAAGAAAAGTTGGACGAAATGTATAAAATTTTAATTGATCATATTGCTAAAATTGATAATAAATAATTTGCTATATACTATATATAAAGATAGTTTGTAAAACTATAAAGATAGTTCTTTTCTCTTATATATATTAAGTATACACTATCCCTAATCTGGCTAAAATAGACTTATGGTAACAAATCGGACATTCTCTATTATAACAATTTGATAACTTTAAATATCAATGTCCATTTTGTCTATTATGGTATACTTTTATTACTGGCTAATACCTTGGTTTGTCCTATACCCACCAATCAAGGTATTAGTCTTTATTTATGGTATAATCTGAGTATGCCTATTCACTCTTCTCTTGCATTTGGTGCTGACCCAGTCAGTATGCAATGGAGCGTTGTTAGAGGAGACACTGGAACTCTAAGAATTGAGTTCTATGAGGATAATGAGATAGATTATTATGATACTACCGACTGGTCTTTTAGAGCAACTGCTTATGATCAATCTGGTAACGTTTTGGATGCCCTCGAATGTGAGCCTGGAGTAGGATTTGTCGATATTACAGCCTACCCATCGGTTACAAAAAATTGGGGATTGAAATACTCATCAGTTGTGGCTCAATTACCATTTGATCTACAAGTAACAATTCCAGAACTAATTGAAGACACTGTTTGGACTCCTGTAATTGGAACCATACAAGTATTAGGCGACATTACACCAGGGGGTACACTATAATGGCAGTTATTAAGATTGTTCCAATGCCAGGCGCAGTTGGAGACAAGGGAGACGAAGGAGCACCAGGCCCTGTAGGTCCCCAAGGCGAAAGAGGTTTGCAAGGAGTCCCAGGTACAAATGCCCTGTGGTCATACCAAGGCGCATACAACCCTGCTGCTGCTTATGCAGTTGGAGATGTCGTAGTTTACCAAGGACAACTTTATTACACAAAGTCAGTAACAACTGCTGGAACACTTCCAACCAATACAGTTAAGTTTGATTTGATTGCAGAAAAGGGTGCGGATGGACAACCAGGAACTAATGGTTCTGATGGTGCACCAGGTGCAGGGTTTGGAATTTTCTATTTAGGAAACTATAATCCATCTTCTGGCTATGTTCCAGACATTGCAGTAGTTAGAGGATCAGACGGACAACTTTATCTTGCTAAAGCAAGTGGACAGCCCTTTCCCAGTAACAGACAACATGGGAAGAGATCAGTTTTGGCAAGAAGAGCCTAACCTGGCTGTAAAATTATTTTCAGAAACATGCTGCACAGATTGTAGTTGCAAAAATGGATAGCGATCAACAGAAATTAACTCCAGAGCAAGCACAAGCGGTTTTGCTATTTCAGATTGAGCAGAAACTAAGGTTTGTTATTGCAAACCAAGTAGAGAAAAAATTTCACGGTAGTTATCATGACGCATCACACGATATAGCCCAATTCATCCGTAACATGGTATAAAAATTTTCAGATTTTAGTTAAAAACACCTTGAGACTCAAGATCATCATATATCAAACCCATCATATGCGCTAACGCTGGATACTGTCCGTCAATTCCTTTTTTAATATCTTCTTGGCTCAAATTCGACTGCGCCATTAAATTTCTATTATAAGCGTTTACTGTCTCAATCATAATTTCAATTACTTCGTGTCTTTTCATGCCCATTCCTTTTCTTGGTCGTATGTAACAGAATACTCTCCTGTAAATATCTCTGCATAAGAGATGATATCTCTATTATACCTTATAAGGGTTTCTATGCCAACTTTGTCGCATATGTACTTCTTACCATTGGTAAGTGGTTTAAACTTCATCCCCTGGCCTTGTAGGGCGTTGTTAAGGGTATCTATGTAACGTGTCTTACCATAACGTTTTGATGTAAATGATTGATCAACATAATCAAACCTTGCTTGTGCATCATCTCTTTTTGCAATGTCCGAATTGTCTATTATGTACTGAACTGCAGGATGATCCATCCTATCAGACCAGTTTCGCATGTTATCGCTGTATTTCTCCATGTTCTTGAGAGTTGAGTCAGCGAAAGCCATGCGTATAAGGTCTGCAGGTGAGGTTTGAACCTCTGTTGCGAAACTTATCAAAAAGGCGGTTGCGAAAGGAAACTTGTCGCTATATGTCGAAACGCCGAAGTGCACATTCGGATTAAACGACTCGACGGACATATTATCTTCTAAGAGTCGCATATGATTGCCGAGAGATACAAACTCTTCTCGATTCATATCGCAGTCGACGAACAAACATTGCGACGGATTTATATCCTCGGCGAGACATAAAATATTTTTGTCGTATGACCCTACTATTTGCGAACCGTTAAAACGCTCTAATAATTTTGCGGTCATAAAACCATCCATGTCAGGGGATATAATAAGATTCTTAGAATACTCCAGTGTATTGAGTATCTCTGTTTTCATTTGTTGAATATACCCCTTATAATAATGTCACTATGACAATTCAAGACTGGGCTTCCCTAATCGTAGCGATACTTACAATTGTATCA